GGTTCCCCCGGCAGTGTCGAGCGCGGGGCAGGAGGTCGTGGAACTGGCGGCGTCGGCGGGGCTGATCCTGGACCAGTGGCAGGCGGCGGTGCTCGACGGGGCTCTCGGGGAGCGTAAGGACGGGACCTGGGCGGCGTTCGAGGTCGGCCTGGTCGTTCCCAGGCAGAACGGGAAGGGTGCGCTACTTGAGGCGGTCGAGCTGGCAGGCCTGTTCCTGTTCGGCGAGGAGCTGATCCTTCACTCGGCGCACGAGTTCAAGACGGCGGCCGACGCGTTCCGCAGGGTGATGCGCCTGATCCAGTCGTGCTCGGACATGGAGAAGCGGGTCGCCCGGGTGCGGACGTCGCACGGCGACGAGGGCATCGAGCTAAAGGGCGGTCAGCGCCTCCGTTTCGTGGCCCGGTCGACGGGGTCGGGGCGTGGGTTCTCGGCCGACCGGATCATCTTGGACGAGGCCTACAACTTGTCGGGGCAGGCGATGGCGGCGCTGCTGCCGACGATGGCGGCCCGACCGAACCCGCAGTTGTGGTACACGTCGTCGGCGCCGCTGCCCCGGTCGGAGTCGGACACGTTGCGGGCGTTGTGTCGCCGTGGCCGGGCCGGTAAGGCGGACAGGTTGGCGTACTTCGAGTGGTGCGCCTCACCGGAGCCGCCCTCGTTGGATTCGGCCGAGTGGGAGGCGCTGGTCGCCTCGTTGTGCGAGGACCCGGAGGCTTTGCCGGCGGCGAACCCGTCGCTTGGTATCCGCATCGGCGGCGAGTTCGTCGAGTCTGAGCGGTCTGCTATGCCGGCGGAGGACTTCGCTCGGGAGCGGTACGGGGTGTTCCCGAACCCTTCGGATGGTGCCGAGAAGGTGATCCCGCTCGACAAGTGGGACGCCTGCCTGGACGCGGCCTCGGCGCCGGCCGCCCCGGTGTTCGCGTTCGATGTTTCCCCTGACCGGTCGTCCTCGAGCATCGCCGCTGCGGGGGTGAACGCCGCCGGGCTGCGCCATGTGGAGGTGACCGGCCGGGACGCCATGTCTGATCACCGCCCGGGCACGGGGTGGCTGGTGTGCCGCCTGGTGGAGATCCTCGAGCAGACGCCCGGGTCGACGGTGGTGGTGGACGCTACGGGACCGGCCGGTTCGCTGCTCCCCGACCTGCGGGCCGCGCTCGAGGCGGCCGGATCTGACGCCACCGTCCGTGAAGTGTCCTTCGCTGAGCACAAGCAGGCTGTCGGCCAGTTCTACGACTCGGTGATGCAGGGCACCCTGGCCCATCTGGGGCAGACGGCGGTACGGCTGGCGCTGTCCGGTGCCAGCAAACGACCGATGGGTGACGCCTGGTTGTGGTCCCGTCAACGTTCGTCGGTGGACATCACACCGCTGGTGGCGTGCACGTTGGCGGCGTGGGCCGTCGGCTTGGTGGTGGAGGCGAAGGAGTCTGACTTCTTCCTGATCTGAGGAGACCTGCATGGTGGCGCCGATTCTGCTTATGGCCGGAGCGTTGCTGGTCGCCTTCGGGACAGGGATGCTGTGGGGGCCGCCGGTCGCCGTGTTCGTCGCCGGCTGCATTCTCATGGTCTGCTCGGCGGCTGTCGCTGTCGTCGAGGACCGTCGTAGGCCGCCCGGGTGACTGTCCTCGGCCGCATGTTCGGCCTCGAGGAGCGCTCCTACGCCCCGGTCAGCGTCCCACCGCCGTCGTCTGGCAGCTGGGGTCAGGGGATGGTGTGGCACTCGAACGGGCCGGGCGCCGTGTCAACGGACTCGGCGATGCGTTTGACGTCGGTGTTCGCCTGTCTGCGGCTGCTGTCGGAGGCTATTTCCACCCTTCCGATCGACACGTTCGTCCGTGAGGGTGGCACCCGTCGTGTCTACCGGCCCCGCCCTGAGTACCTGTCGTTTCAGCCGCCGCTGGGAAGCCGGATCAACTACCTCAGCCAGGTGATGCTGTCGCTCCTGACCGACGGCAACGCCTTCGTGGCTACCACCCGTGACGACCTGGGCGACCCCACCGACCTGGCCGTACTCGACCCGGCGGCGGTGAACGTCTCGAAGCGGGGAAACGCCCGCCGGTACACGGTGACAGACGGGGGCCGGGAGTACGACCTCGACCCGGACATGGACGTCATGCACATCCAGGGGATGACCCTGCCGGGCGCGGTGCGGGGCATTTCACCGATCGGGTACGCCCGTGACGCCATCGGGTTGGGTTTGGCGGCGCAGCAGTACGGCCGTTCCTTTTTCGAGAACGGGGCGCTCCCCGGTGCTGTCCTCGAAGCACCTAACGGCATGTCTGAGGCGGCCGTCAAACGGTGGCAGGCGACGTGGAACGGTGGCCATCAGGGCACGGGGAACGCTAACCGGCTTGGTGTGCTGACTGAGGGCGCCAAGTTCAGCAAGGTGTCTGTGCAGCCGAACGATGCCCAGTTCTTGGAGACCCGCCAGTTTCAGGTGCCTGACGTGGCCCGGATCTTCGGTGTTCCTCCGCATCTCATCGCTGACGCCTCCAACTCGACGTCGTGGGGGTCGGGGCTGGCGGAGCAGAACGTGGCGTTCGGCCAGTTCAGTCTGCGCCCGTGGATTGAACGGATCGAGGACGCCCACAACCGGCTTCTCACCACCCACGGCCTCCCTGACGTGTTCATGAAGCTGAACATCGACGCTCTGCTGCGCTCGTCCACGAAGGACCGGTACGAGGCGCACGCGATCGGGATCGACAGCGGTTTCAAGACGCCGAACGAGGCCCGCCGTGATGAGGACATGCCGCCCATCCCGGGCGGCGACCGGTCCCCGGCGAAGCCGGCACCAGAAGGAGGCATGGCATGACTCAGGAGCTGCGTTCGCTGGCCGAACCGCCCGAGATCCGTTCGGCGGGTGACGGGAAGCTGATCGCTTCGGGAGTGGCGATCCGGTACGGGGCCCGGTCGAAGCCGATCCTCGGCCGGTTCGTCGAGGAGATTCGGTCCGGGGCTGCCACCAAGACGCTCGCCGAGCGGGACGTGCTGGCGCTCCACGAGCACCAGATGGGCGGCATGCTTGGCCGCACGTCGTCGGGGACGCTCCGGCTGGCGGACAGTGCCGACGATCTCCGCTACGAGATCGACCTGCCCGACACCACGGCCGGCCGTGACGTTGCCACCCTCCTCGAGAGGGGCGACATCCGTGGCTCCTCGTTCGGGTTCCGTGCCATCCCCAAGTCGGTGAAGTGGTCCGTCCAGGGCGGGATGGCGCTTCGTTCCGTCGGTGAGCTGTCGCTCCACCATGTCGCCACCACCTGCGACCCGGCGTACGTCGAGACGTCCGCCGAGGTCGCCTACCGCTCCCTCGCCGACGACTGCCACGTCGACCTGCGGGCCGTCATGGACGCCGCTGAACGTGGCGAACTGAACGCCCTGATCGAACACCCGGAAGGCAAGCAGGAGGAGGAGGAGGGCCGCGCAAGCACCCTGTTCCGCCGCCCCGTCTTCTACTGACAGGCCGGGCCGCTTCGGCACCCGGCACCCCCCCAACCCCCTTCTTCCCGTCCACGAAAGGACGCAATCATGCCTAAGCCCATTGAGATCCTGAAGGCCAACTTCGGTGCCCGCCAGAAGAAGCTCGAGGAGCTGCGTGCCATCGACGAGGCCGCCGTCGGCCGTGCCTACGACGCCGACGAGACCACCCAGGTGACCGCCCTCCGCTCCGAGCTGGAGACGATCGACGCCCGGGTGTCGACCATGATCGACATGGAGGTTCGTTCCTCCGAGATCGGTGACGCCACGAACCGGCTTCTCGGGACTGTCCTCGACCGTGACTCCGGTGAGGTGCACGACACCCGCAGCATGGGTCAGCGGTTCACGTCGATGGACGAGGTCCGCTCGTGGACCGACTCCGGCGCCCGGGGCACCAGCCCTGCGTTGACCGCCGACCTCGACCTTCGTGCCGTGACGAACGTGACGCTCGGCGCCACGTCGGGTGGTGCGATGACCCGCCCGGAGCGGCTCGACCGGATCGGTTCGGACTTCCTGAACCGCCGGGTGTTCCTCTCCGACCTCCTCCCGCACATCCAGGTCAGCCAGGGGGCGATCGAGTACGTGCAGGACGTGTCGCCGATGGCCGACCAGAACGACGCCGCACGGGAGACCGCTGAAGGTGCCGCGAAGCCGCAGGCCGGCCCGACGCTCGCCGTCATCTCCGAGGCGATCCCTGTCATCGCAGCGTGGGCGAACATCACCCGGCAGACCGCCGCTGACGTCCCGCAGGTCATGGGCTACCTCGACGGGAAGCTCCGCTACAGCCTGAAGCGTCGGGTCGACGCCCAGTCGATCAGCGGTGACGGTGTCAGCCCGAACATGAAGGGGTTGAGCAACCGGACCGGCATTGTCACCTACGCTCCCGTCGCCGCTGAGGCCCGCTACAGGAGCATCCGCCGGGGCATCCGCCTCCTCGAGGACGTCGAGTCCGTCCCCGAGATCATCGTGCTCAACCCGGCCGACGCCGAGATCTTCGACCTCAGCAACGACACCACGGCCGGCATCCACGCCACCCCCGACCAGCAGGGCGGCCTTCAGGGGCCCGGCGCCCGCACGGCATGGGGTCTCACCCAGGTCCGGTCGACGGCGATCGCCTCCGGCACCGCCCTCCTCATCGACCCGATGGCGGTCGCCTACATGGACCGCCAGCAGGTCACGTCCTACATGACCGACTCGCACGCTTCCAACTTCATCTCGAACATCCTTACTTTGCTCCTCGAATGTCGCGTCGGCCTCGCGCTCTTCGAACCCAAGGGGGTCTGCAAGATTACCTTTAACGGTACGGTGTAGCAGTCTGCTAAAGTAGGGGGGTGACCAAGACACCTCCCCGCCGGTGGATGCGCAACCCGGAGACCTGCACGATCGATGGCTGTAGTGGGAAGGCAACCACCAGAGGCTGGTGCCGCACCCACTACAGCCGTTGGCTCGCCAACGGTGACCCGCTGAGGTCACAGCGAGGCCAGCGCTCGTGTCGGGTATCGGGTTGCGAGGAAACCCACTACGCAACAGACCTTTGCCGGAGTCACTACCGAATCAACCGACGCCGAGGCACGACAGAGAAGGCCCCGAAGCGAACGCCCCAGCGGCTGACCCAATGCACCGCAGAGGGCTGCGAGAAAACATGCCAGGCGAGGAACCTGTGCTCGGCCCACTACTGGCGCTGGCGAAACGGTGGAGGGCAGACCCGCCCCAAGGGGGCAGAGGGCACGGTCGACACTCACGGTTACCGGAAACTGCGACGCCCGGATCACGTCCAGTCGTACTCAAGCGGCTATGTCTCCGAGCACCGCATGGTCATGTCCGACATGATCGGCCGCCGACTCCTGCCCCACGAGAATGCGCATCATCGCAACGGCAACAGGCTTGACAACCGTCCGGAGAACCTTGAGTTGTGGTCTACGCATCAGCCGAAGGGCCAGCGGGTGGCCGACAAGTTGGCGTGGGCTCGGGAGATCATCAACCTGTACGGCGACCTGCCCGCGGGGGTCATTGACTGAAAAGGAGCAATGCATGGCTGACAGCGTGTCGAAGTCGGGGATCTGGGTCGACTCGAAGACGGGGAAGGTCGTCGAGTCCGAGCCGGAGCAGGGGTTCCAGATGGTGCCGAAGGGTGGCGAGATCACCCCGCTGGTGCAGTCTCAGCTCGACCAGCTGCGGGCGCCGACGTCGGCGCCCGCCGGCCCGGTCGATCTGTCCGTGCAGGAGCCGGCGGCCCGACCTGTGACGGTCGAGCCGGAGCGTCCCACCCGGAGGAAGTAGCCGGTGGCGCCCCTTGACGTGCTGACGCCGGATCAGGCTGAGAAGGCGCTGAAGGGCGTCAAGGGGCAAGGTGACCGGGCCCGCATCGAGGGTCTGGTCACCGCGGTCAGCAAGGTGCTCGACGAAAGGTGCGGGCCGATCGTGGCCCGCACGGTGACGGAGTTGCATCGGCCGTCCGGGTCGATCATCTTCCTGCGCGGTCTGCCTGTGGGTGGCGCGGTCACGTCGGTGTCGGAGGCGTGGTCGTCGGGCACACCCGTCTTGGCCGCCGGGACGGGCTATGCGGTCGATGTGGACGGCCCGTACGCTCAGATCACGTCCTGGGCGGGCCACTGGGCGCCGCGGGTCACGGTGGTCTACGAGGCGGGCCGGTACGCCACCACGGCGCTGGTGGCTGAGCCGTTCGTTACCGCAGCGCAGATGCTGTTGCAGCATCATTGGCGGCAGTCGGATGGTGGTGGCAGTGAGACGTTCGGGGCGCCGATCGGGTTCCTCGATTCGGGCCTGCCGTCGTTCGGGTTCCCGAACGCTGTCCGTGACCTGCTGGTCGGTGAGCTGCTGCCGCCGGCTATCGCCTGAAGGAGGGTGCATGCACGACGAGGCGATGGTTTTCCTGGCCGCGAACATCGACCGGAAGGCGTCGAGCGTGCTCGACGTGGGTGGCCGAGACATCAACGGGTCACCCCGAGCCCTGTTCCCCACCGCCGACTACGTCGCCCTCGACGTAGTGGACGGGCCTGGCGTTGACCTGGTCGCTGACATCGTCGGGTGGTCGTCGAGGCGCAAGTTCGACGTGGTGATCTGCGCCGAGGTGCTGGAGCATGCGGAGGATTGGCCGGCGGTGGTTCGGGCCTGCTGGCGTCATGTGGCGCCGGCCGGTCGGCTGCTCGTGACTTGTGCCACCACGGGGCGTGAGCCGCACAGTGCTGTCGACGGCGGCCCGTTGCGCCGGGGTGAGTGGTACGCCGCGGTGCAACCGGGCGACCTTGAGAAGGCGCTGCCGGGCGCCACCGTCGAGTTCCACCCGGCCCGGGGCGACCTGTACGCAGCGGCGGTCAAGCCGAAGGCGGTCAAGGGTGGCTGAGCTGACGTTCGACCAGTTCTCTCGGAAGCTGCTCGGTGCGGCGAAGGGTGTCGGAGCATCAGAGGCGAAGATCACGCTCGCCGGGGCGAACGGACTCGCAGGGGTGGTTGACGCCGCCTACCGGGGCGCCTCCGGTGACGGCCGCCTGTCTGGTACGGGGAACTCGAAGCGTGGGTCTGGTCGGCAGGCTCCGGTGGGGGCGAAGGCGAAGGACGTGCGCCGTTACTCCGACGGCACCTATGTGGGTCTGGTCGCCCCCACCGGAGCCTACGGGCTGTTGGAGCGGGACATCGCCCCGCATGAGATCAGCGTCTTCTCGTTCTCTAAGGGGGCGAGGTTGCGGGCGGTGAACAAGGTGGTCCGGGCGGCCCGCAAGTCGGGGAGTTCGGCCCGGGCGGCGGCGATTCTCGCCCGGGCCGGGTTGGACTCACGCCAGGTCCGGGCGCTGAAGCTCCCCGGCGGGTCCGGGTCCGGGTACGCCCGGTCGGTGCAGCACCCGGGCACCCGGGGCAAGAGGGTGTTCTCGACGGCGGTGAAGGCCGGCGGGCCCGCGATCAACGCGAAGATGCTGGCTGAGACGTCCAGGCAGCTGGTCGCCGGCTACCAGGGCCGGGCGTGAACCCCCGCATCTCCGACGCCCGCCGTGACCTGGCCGGCAACCTGGAGGAACCGCCGATCCACGGTGTCGACGCCGTCTACGAGCAGGAATCGAACCGGGAAGCGTCGGGGCCGTGCTACATGACGGTGGCGCTCGAGCGGGTCACGCCGACCGAGATCGTGTTGGCCGTCCGGGTTTACAGCCAGATGGTCGACGGGGTCGGTGACGCCACAGACACGTTGGAGGCGGCGTTGGAAGGCGCCGACGACCGGCTGCTGTCGCTGAGTCTTGGCCCGTCGGAGTGGCAGGTCGGGTTGGACAGCGAGATCAGCTGCATGGTCGCCCGCTGCTTCGTCAACTACCCGCGGACGACCTTCTAGGTATGAAGGTGATGGTCGTGTGGCCGGGGGCAACATGGGCGACCGCTGATGTTGCTAGGGGCTGGGCACGGGGGCTCGCCAACGCCGGCGTCACTGTCATCCCGTTCCGGTTGGATCAGCGTCTCGCATGGTTGGAGCAGCACTACACCGCAGAGGAGGCGGTCGCTGCTGACGCTCCGGTCGTCGCCCGCCGCCGTGCGGGGGAGATGCTGGCCGGCGCCCTCTACGAGCACCGCCCGGACCTGCTGTTGGTGGTCGATGGGAAGGACATCCCGCCCGAGGTGTGGCACGGGTTGCGGGCCCGGGGCGAGAGGGTGATCCTTGTCCACACCGAGGCGCCGTACGAGCTGGACCGGATCTGCGCGATGCACTGGTGCGCTGACGTGCACCTTGTCAATGACCCTGTGGCGGTCGAGCCGTTACGCCAGCACACGCCGCACGTCTTCTACGTCCCGCACGCCTACGACCCGACCGTCCATCACCCGGGCACGGTCGACCCGGAGCATGAGGTGGTGTTCGTCGGGTCCGGGTTCGCTGGCCGGGCCGCTTTCCTCGCCGCCGTCGACTGGCCTCGAGCTGGGCGGCTCACTCTGGCCGGGCACTGGCGGCACCCTAACGCGGCGCTGCCCGCCTGCCTGGCCGGTGCTGTGGCCGATCTGCCGGAGCCGTTGCCGAACGAGGCGACCGCCGACCTGTACCGCACGTCGGCGGTCGGCCTGAACTTGTACCGGATCGACCACCTTGACCGTCCTGATGTGGGCGACGGGTGGGCGGTCGGGCCCAGGGAGGTGGAGATGGCTGCTTGCGGTCTCGTCTTCGCCCGCCAGGCCCGCCCCGAGGGTGACCGGCTGTTCCCGATGCTCCCCACGTTCTCCTCCCCGGAGGAACTGACCGACCTTCTCGCATGGTGGCTTGCCCGCCCTGCGTTGAGGCTGGAAGCCGCAGAGGCCGCCTGTGCGGCTGTAGCGGACCGCACGTTCGACAGGCACGCAGCGTCGCTGCTGCGCCGCGTCGCCTGACCCAACCGAACCTAGGAGGTTCACATGTCACGCATCTCCGGCCGGAACATGGCCGTCTACATCTCGCTCGACGGTACTGCCGCCGCTTCCCCGCTTCCCTTCATGGCCGAGTACGACCTGTCGTCGTCTTCCGACCAGATCGAGGTGACCGCCGGGGGTGACACGAACAAGATCTACGTGCCCGGCCTCCCCGACTTCTCCGGGTCGATCTCCGGGTTCTACAACTCCGGGCTGACGTCGCTGACCGACGCCTTGTACCGGGCGTCGAGGGACGGGGTGGCCCGCGGCTTCTACCTGTACCCGGACTCGACGAACACCGCCGAGGCGTTCTACGGGACCGCCTACTTCGACTTCACGGTGAAGAGCGGTGTCGGGTCGGCGACGACGGTCAGCTCGAAGATCAGCGCGGCGAGCAACATCTACCGGAAGCCGTGACCGACCTGGCGACCCCGGACTTGGAGACTGCTGTCGACGCTGCCGCCGCTGGGTGGGGGACGGAGGCGGCGGCGGCGGTCCCCGTCGAGCCGCTTCGCCATTTCCGGTTCCGCCTCGGCGACGGGTCCGAGTTCACCCACTTGGACATCACCGGGGCGGAAGCCTTGAAGATGGAAGCCGAGTTCGGCATCGACTGGGGTCTTCTCCGTCCGAAAGGGTGCCTGGCGCACGGGATGGGTTTCCTGCGGGTGTTCCTCGCCCGCACGCACCCGGGCGGGGCTGACGGGGCGGCGAAGGTGGTAGCGGCGATGACGGTCGGACAGATCGAGGACGCCATCGTTCCCGTGTACGGCGCAGCGGATGACCTGCCCGACCAGTTCGAGGATGGCCTCCCAAAAGTGGTGAAGGCCGCCCCTTAGACCGCTGGGTGGCGTGGTGCGCAGAGCGGTACCACTGGCCGCCGTCGGTGACCCGTGAGCAGACGATGCGTGACCTGTTCCTGCTGAACAGGGCCGCCAAGTAGTCGACGAGAAGGGGGTGAGCGGTGGCGACAGTTTCGGACAGCATCGCGGCGACGGTCACCCTGAAGGCGGACGGCGCGATCCGTGACCTGTCGACGCTGTCGAAGAAGGCGAAGGAGACGGACCGGGCGTTCGATTCGGCGAACAAGTCGATCGGAGCCTCGTCCGGGAAGGCGGCGGCCGGGATCGGACGGTCCGGGACGGCGGCGACGAAAGCGGGCGGGTCGTTCAAGTCATTCCGGGGCGACCTGGTAGGCGCCTCGGCCGCCCTGGGCACGATCGGCCTGGCTTTGGGTGTGGTGGGCACCGCCGGAGCGGGACTGGTGACCACTCTGAACGCCGCATCCCGGTTGAACGAGCAGATCAGCGGTTCCAAGGCCGTCTTCGGCCAGGCCGCTGCTGTGGTGCGCGACTTCTCGCGCACCACAGCAGACGGTCTCGGGATCTCGGCAGCCGCGGCGCTGAAGGCATCCTCACAGTTCGGGGCGCTCTTCAAGCAGGCCGGCTTTGCTGATGCCGCCTCGGCTCGGATGTCTACGACACTCGTCCAGCTAGCCGGCGACCTGGCGTCGTTCAAGGACGTCGGCGTCGACGATGCGTTGGGCGCGATCTCGTCCGGTTTGGCCGGTGAGTCGGAGCCGTTGCGCCGTCTCGGTGTTGACCTGCGTCAGACGAAGATCGACGGCGAGGCGTTGGCTCTCGGGTTCGCTAACACGCGGGGCGAGATCTCGGAAACGGACCGGGTGACCGCCCGGTACACTTCGCTGCTTCGCCAGACAGGCGACGCTCAGGGTGACGCCGCACGGACAGCGAACAGTTACGCGAACGCTCAGCGACGTCTGACCGCCTCGACCGAGAACTTTAAGGCTGGGCTGGGGCAGTCGCTGACCAATGAGGCGTCGAAAGCGCTGAACACTCTGAACGCCGTCGTGAAGGCGGTGAGCACCGGGACGATAAAGCCAATCAAGGACAACTTCAACAACAAGGGGTTGTTGCCCGAAACAGATCTGTACGCCGCAGCGATGAAGAACTACGGCGACTCTGTCGCCAAGTTCGGAGCGAACAGTACGCAGGCCAAGGATGCGCTGGCGCGGCTACGGGTCGAGAACGATGCAGCGGAGAAGTCAGCCATGGTCTCCGGGTTGGCGTTCGAGTCGACAGCACGGGCTACCGCGCGGCTCCGCGAGGAGCAGAATCAGGCTGTCGGCTCGGTGCAGGCGTTCGTCGGCGCTCAGCGAGGGTTGGAGGACGCCACCATCCGCGTCGCCGACTCCCGCAAGAGCCTCAGTGACGCTGAGCGGAGTCTCGGCGACCTGCGAGCGAAAGGCCCGGTCGACGCCGAACGGGTCGCCTCCGCCGAACGGTCCGTGGCCGACGCGTCACGTTCTGTTGCTGCCGCCCGCCGGGGCGTCGTCGACGCCGAAAGGGAACTTGCTGAACTGCGGGCAGGACCGTCCGCCAACGAGTCGGGCGACGCCGCCCGTTCAGTCGAGCGGGCCAAGCTGAACCTTGACCGGGCACGTAAGACGTTGGCGGACGCCGGGTCGGACGGTACGGGCCGCATGACCGGGGCTGAGAGGGCGCTGGAGCGGCGTGAAGCCGAGCTGGGGTTGGCCGACGCCCTCGACAGCCTCAACGACGCGCAGCGGGCTCAGATCGACCTGAACGCACGGGGGGCGCCGGGCAGTAGAGATGTGGCCGTCGCGGAGCAGAGGGTGGCTGACGCCCGACTCGCAGAGAAGGACGCTGCGGTCAGACAGTTGGAGGTGCAGCGTGACCTTCGCATAGCGCAGGCCGGCGACCCGGACTTCCTGCGGAACCTGGCCCGGGCGAACGACGATGTCACCGGCGCACGCCGCGCCTTGGAGCGGGCAGAGCGGGATCTGCCCGGTGCGACGTTGGCGGCGAAGTCGGCGCAGGACGAGTTCAACGGGGCGATAGCAAACGGGACGCCAGCCGCGGAAGAGTTGGCCCGTGTCGCCGACCTGTTGGCCGTGTCCTACGACCGGGTCGCGTTGGCCGCAGGGTTGGCACGGCAGGCTGTCGGACCGGACGGACGGCCCGGGTACCGGGGGCCGGTCCCGCACGGGGCTGCAGGTGACCTGTCGTCCCTCAGTTTCGCCGGTCGCGCTCACGGCGGGCCCGTGTCGGCCGGTACGCCGTACATTGTCGGGGAGAACCGCCCCGAACTGTTCGTTCCCGACGTGCCCGGCAGAATCGTGCCCCGTGTGCCGTCGTCCGCCACCGCTGCCAACGGGACGGGCAGCCAGGGCACCCATTACCATTTTTCCGCCCCGTTGGCGGCCGGCCTCGTCGAGCAGATCGAGTACGCGGGCCGCCTGAACGACTGGCGTGTCGGTCGAAGCGGGCGTGCCTGATGCCGGCCGGCGACCAGCTGACCGCCGACAACCAGGTGGAGATTCGTGGCAGCCTCACCGGGCGGGGCACCTTGTGGCCGTTGGCGTTCGAGGGTGTCGGCGGGCTGGGTGTCCCGCAGGCCAAGACGGGCGACACTGACCTTGGTCATGCCGCCGGCGCCTACTTCGGCCGTGACTACAGCGGCGTCCGAATCATGACCGTTCCGTATGTGATACGAGCATCCAGGGCCACGGTCGGCTCTTTGTTCCGCACCTTGTGTGTCTTGTGGGCGCCGTCAGAGACGGACCTGCCGTTGCACTTGCAGCTCCCAGGCGGGATCGGCCACATTTTTGTGAACGGTCGCCCCCGTGGGCTGGTGGATGACATGACCTACCTGAACGTCGGTGTGGTCCGGGCGCTCGCCACGTTCGCCTGCGGCGACCCGACGATCACGGTCGTGCCGTAATGGGCTACGACGTGAAGGTTGTCAACCGTTCCGGTGTGGTGCTCGCCACGTTCAACGCCGATCAGGGTGACGGCGACCTGCGTCAGAAGGCAACGGTTGAGGACATCACGTGGGAGCTGAACGAGCCGGGCAGTTTCCGGGTTCGGGTCCCACTGTTCCACCCGGCTGCCACTTCGATCGTGGCGCTCACCACCGAACTGCAAGTGTGGCGGGACGGGGTGATAATCCACTGGGGTGTCGCGTTGCAACGCACACTGGCGGGGCAGTCGGTCGTGTGGACATGCCCCGGTCTGCTCTGGTACTTCACCCGCCTCTACTTCGGGCCGGTCTCGATCGAGAAGCTGACGAACCCGAGGTTTGCCACAGACCTGTCCGGGTGGACTGCCGTCGGGTGCACGGCGACTAGGGCGACGAACCTGCGGATCAGGGGGCCGGGAACGGCCCGTCTTGTGGCGACCTCATCGGGCGACAACTATTTGCAGCAGACGTTCACGGTAACGACCGGGGCGTTGTCACCGTTGGGTCTCACGTTGGCCGCCTGGTACTGGATCGACCCGTCAGTCCCTTACGAGGACACGGCGTTCCAGCAGCGGGGCGCTTACATTCAGGTGACGAACGGGCGGGGAGGCGCCGACGGCATGTGGGAGCCGATCACTATGAACGCTGAGAACGGCCGCCCTCAGCGGGTGCAGGTGAACGGGGCTGCTAACGCCGGTGTCACTAACGAGCTGGTCACAGTCCGGCTCTACTGCCCGCACGGGGCCGTCCAGTGGGGTGCCTGTTCGGTCACTATACCGGAAGCGTTGAACGCCGACCTCCCTTATGGTTCGGACCACACGGAGATGATGCGGAGGATCGTCGACTACGCGCAGAACGGGACTGGCAAGTTCAATCTGAACATTGGCACGTCCACGCCGGCATCAGGGACAGTCGTTTACACCGGCTTCGCTTTCGCTGACCTGCCTAACGTGTTTGAGACGTTGAAGACGTACCCGGACCGTGGCATTGCCGACTACGAGATCCGGTTTAATGCGACGGTGAGGACGTTTACCACGTACGCCCCCCGTAAAGGCAGCCTGAAGGCGTACACGCCGACCGTTCCCGGTGTGTCAGTGGCAACGTTCCAGCACAGTTTGGACGGGCAGCAGACGGCTACCCAGGTGATCCGCCGAGGGCCGGGGGAAGGATCAAGCAGGGAGCTGGGCGTGGCGACGAACACGGCACCGCTCGGCGGGCTCATCCTCCAAGACATCGACGACATCCCGTTGGAGATCACCCTCGACGGGTTCGACGACTACGCATCCGCTGACGTTGCCCGCCTCTCGACTGCCGTCGCTATCCCCGACTTTGTGGTGCCAGCCGCCGACGTGATGGGCGTTGTGGAGGTGGGCGACACGATCCCGGTGGCTATCAACTGGGGTGCGGTGCAGGACACGACCACACGGAGGATCGTGCGGATGACGTTGAACCCGGCGACGGAGACGGTGACGCTCGGGGTGAACATTCCGTGACGGCGAGCAACGTTGAGCGGGACCTCGCCGAACGGACCCGCCGTGTCGAGTCTGCGATCGCTGATGTGCAACGGGTTCGTACTCTCGTGCAGCCGAACATGCGCGATTTGCGGGACGCGAACCTGACGAAAGTGGCCGCCGGCCAGGTGCCCGTTTACAACGTGGCGACGGGCAGGTGGGACCCGGTCGACCATCTCGAGCGGATCGTCTTCGACCAGGCAGGCGCCCTGGTGGTTGCGACGTCACCGAAGTACCGGGTTTGGACTGGTGGGCTGCTCTTCGTTGACGCAGACTTGACGACTGCCGGCTCGTCAACGTCAACGGTCCGGGTGTTCCGTAACGGGGTCCAGGCCGGTTCGGACATCACTCTCGCATCCGGTGTTGTCCATCCGGCCCGGCTGGACACGGGGGTTCGGACCGTCAAGGACGATCTGATGACGGTGCAACTGGTGACGGCCGGTACTGGCGCCGTGGGTCTCAGCGTGGCTTTGGCGATGCGGGGATGACATGGACGACGATCATCGGTGGCTGACACATGGGTGACGCTGGCGCCTATGCCTGGCCCACGGGGGGCAGCCCCGTCATGTGGGGGCATCAACGGCAAACTGTACGTCGCCGGTGGCTACGGTAACGGCGCCGGTGGAATCAACGTTTTCCCAACAATAGAATACGACCCAGCCACGGATACGTGGGCAACTCGGGCGGACATACCGGCTAGCCTGAACAGCGCCGGAACGGACGTTATCAACGGCAAACTGTACGTCGCCGGTGGCTACGATAGGGGCACGGCGCTCAGCAGCTTGTACGCCTATGACCCGGTAACGAATACGTGGACGACCCTGGCAGCCATGCCGGCCGCACGGGCGAACGGCGCCTGTGGCGCCATAAATGGCAAACTGTACGTGGCTGGCGGTACTGGCAGTTTCATTGCGGCCACAAACACGCTGTACGAGTATAATCTTTCCACTGACACATGGGCGACTAAGGCGTCCATGCCGGCGGCAAGGTTTGCGCCAGTCGGCGGTGCCGTCGCCGGCAAACTGTACGTCCTAGGGGGAAGTGAGAGCGGGACCGCTGGCCCTTATACCGATACCGTGCTGGAGTACAACCCGGCATCCAATACCTGGGCGACCCGAACGGCGTTCGGCCTGAACAGATACGCTGCTGGAGGCGGGGTTGTAGGCGGGAAGTTGTATGTTGCTGGCGGTAAGGATGCTGTTTACGAAAGCACGTTGCTGGAGTATAATCAAGCAGCCGACGCCTGGGACACAAAAGCGTCGATGCCAGCGACTAGGGAACTGCCGGCGGGTGGCGCAGTTGGCGGCAAACTCTACATTGCCGGTGGGAGAGCTACGGGGTTTGGCAGCCCCTACGAAAGCACGCTGTTTGCCTACACTCCGGCCGCTATCGCAGCCGGCTGGTCGGTTGGTCGTATCCGTATCAGCTGACCTCAGCCCTACGACCACAGGAGGCATCATGAGCACGGACCCCCACGCGCCCCAAGACCCGGACGGCAAGGCCGACGCCGCCGCCTTTCAGCCTGACTTCCTCGCCGAGGTGGGTGAGGCCGTCGCCGCCGGCCTCGAGGCGCAAGACGAGGACCCGACCGAGATAGACCCGGCTGACCACGATGACCTGTGGGCCGGTCGGGTGGGGCTGTGAGCACCGCGTCACAGCGGATCGCGTGGGCTGCCGCATGCAAGGCGCACCCGGGCACGATGGGCGGCGCCTACCGGGCGCTCGACTACGTGCTGACCAAGTGGAACTACCGGCCCGAGCCCGGGCACACCGGGTCCTACAACTGCCGGCCGATCACCGGCGGGACCAGCTACAGCCTCCACGCCTACCTCGACGGTGGCATGTTCACGTTCTGGTCCGGGGTGCGGATCAGCATGGCTCTCGCGGTCGACATCAACTGGCAGCGCAACCCGTACGGCCCGAAGCTGATCACCGACATGCCTCGGGGCATGGTCGACGAGATCTGTGCGCTCCGCACCGGCAACGGCGTCCAGGTGTGGGGCTGGGGTGGCTACTACTCCGGCAACAAGGACGCGATGCACTTTGAGTTGAGGTGCACGCCGGCCGATCTCCGCACTGGCATCCGCTCGACCACGCCCCCACCCCCACAGGAGGAAGACGACATGGCAGACCCGAAGGTGATCGACCAGTTGAACCGTATCGAGGCGAGAGGCAGCGCTCTAGCTGATGCTGTCGCCCGGTTGGAGGCCCGCCGCCAGTGGAGTCTTGTCGTCGACGAGGACGACACGACCGGTGCCATCTGGCTGACCAACGCGTTCACCCGCCGGTGGGTGCAGGACGGTAACCACTTGCAGGGTGTCGCCAACTACTACGGGCTTGACGCATCCGCACCGGGACGGTGGAAGCACAACGATGTGGTCCGCATCCCGATCGAGCCGGGCACCGACCTGCCGCCCGCAGCATGAGGCGCCGCCCGGTGGTGCTGCTGTTCGCCGCCGTTCTGGTTGCCGGTTTGACGTTCACCCCGGGGACAGCGGAGGCGCACAGCGGCCGGTCCCAGGTGGCACCTTCCGCCGCCGTCTGGGACCGTCTCGCCCGGTGCGAGTCGGGCGGCAACTGGCACATCCGGGGGCGCACCTACTCCGGCGGACTTCAGTTCGACCGGTCAACGTGGCGGTCGGTGGGCGGGGCCGGTGTGGCGGCGGACGCGTCGAAGGGGGAGCAGATCGCACGGGCCACCGTTTTGCACTCCCGCCGGGGCTGGAAGCCGTGGCCGGGGTGTAGCCGGAAGCTGTGGCTCCGCCGGTGACACATGAGGATCGGAGGTGACCGCTGATGCTGCTCCGCCTCATCGGTGGTGTTCTCCTCGGCTGGACGGCAGCACTCACCGGGCGGCTGCTTGGAGCGGACCCGTCACCCCTGGACCCGTCGTCGCCTGTGACATGGGTGAGTTTCGGGGTGGCGGGGATCGTGACTGTCAGCTTCGCGAAGGAGTGGGTGGTTCCCGGTTCGGCGTTACGTCGGGCGGAAGCACGGGCGCAGGTGAACGAAACAGCGTTGAGGGAGGCTGCACCGGCGTTGGCCGCGGCGAACGTGGTGCAGGGACGGATGCTCGACTATTTGGCGGAGCAGGAACGGGCGGCTCGCAGGGAGGGGCCGTGAGAGTCCTCGACCTGATCCTCCGCCGGAAAACGAAGGTTGACCCGCAGAACGACTTGGACCCGATCGTCCGTAACGCCTACCACTTCGCTGCGGAGCTGCGGCTCCGGTCGAAGGAGATCGAGGACCGGTTGGACGTGTTGAAGGAGACCCGCCGTGACTGACCAGCCGCCCGAGACGAGACCTGTGGAAACTGAGGAGCCGTCGGATCTTATGGCCGCGCTTGTCGCCGGCATTGAGGATGCTGCGGCGACCGGTAAAGGGTTGGCCTGCCAGATCGGGGCGTTGGAAACGAACGTTGCACGGGCGCACCGTCGCCGTGGGGCGCTGATCGTCGCCGCCGCACTTGTTGCCGTCCTCGTCCTGCTGCAAGGCGCAGCGTTCCTACGGTTGGAGGCGCTGAACCGGCAGGAGTTGCGGCTCATCGCAGAGCAGACCGGCTACCAGTTGGAGTGTTCGGTGCCGGGGCATCCGGCGGGCGAGTCGCCGAAGGAGTCGCCGGGTGACGGTGTCCACGAGTGTTACGACGACCGGTTGCGGCGGACCGCTGAGGCTGTCGCCCGGGCCCGTGACGCTTCGGTTGCTACAGGCCAGTGTGTGGTTGACCGTGCCCCGGACGTGAAGGCGTGTGTGGGCCGGATGATGACCCCTCTACCCCCGAAGGAGTCCTGATGGACCCGTTGTATCTGCTGCTTGTCATCCTCGCCGTTGTGGCGATCGTTGTGCTGATCGGGAGGCGCTGACCGTGAACGTCAGCCCGTACATGAAGGCGATTTTCGCCGCTGTCAGCACCGCCCTCACCGTTTTGGCTGTCGCCGCTGTCGACGGGCTCACTCTCGTCGAGAGTATCGGCGTGACCGCCTCTGTCGTGATCGTGACAGGCGGCGTGTTCGGGTTGCGCAACGAGCCGCTACCGGCCGACTGATGGCCGAGGGCAGCATCGGTCTGCCTTTAGACGGGGCAGGCAAGCAGCTGCGGACACTGACGGGAGGGACCGCCCAACCGGCCGGCACCCACCAGGAGGTCGACAGTCTCGCCCACCCTGACGGCACCCTTGTTGTTGTCGGCGCCGGCCTGCCGGTAGCGCTCGACGTCAACGGTCAGCTGGCCGCCCTCCTCACCGAGCTCGGCCAGAAGTTGGAGCCCGGTCAGGCTGTCGCTTTGGACGCTGCCACCCTGGCGGCGCTCGAGTCGATCACGGCGGCCGTCACCGGGACGGTCGCCGTCTCCAACCTGCCGGCCACCCAGCCGGTGTCGGGCCCGCTGACCGACACCCAGCTACGAGCCACCGCCCTGCCCGTGTCCGCCGACACGCTCACCACCATCGCCGCCGCCCTCGACAACCGCTTCGGTGGCGGCAAGACGGCGGTGCCGTTCACTGTGACCGCCGCCGGCGACACCACCATCTACACGCCTGCTGCTGGGAAGGCCGTCCGGCTGTTCTCGGTGTCCGCTCTCGCTGACTCCGACCAGGCCACTACCCCGCTCATCAAGGTCCTCCTTGGGTCGGTGGAGGTCACCAGGGGTCACGCCATCGGTGATTGGGAGATCCGTGAAGGCGCTGCGAACGGCGCACTGAAGCTCAACCTGAGCGAAGCCAACTCCGTGTCGGGCACGGTCTACCTGAAGGAGTTCACCCCATGAGTAAGAGCAACACGTTCGAGAACGAACTCCTCCTGCACCTGTTCAACAACGCCAACATCGCCGACATCGGCGACGCGACCGGGCTGCGAGGAAGCACCACCGCCGGCAGCCTGTTCCTCTCGCTGCACACCGCCGACCCGGGCGAGGCCGGCACCGCGTCGACAAGCGAGATCGCCTACACCGGCTACGCCCGTCAGGCGGTGGCCCGGTCCAGTGCGGGGTTCACGGTCGCCGGTAACGCGGTGACGCTCACGGTGAACGTCGACTTCCCCGAGATGACCGCCGGGGTCGGTGGCACTGTCACCCACTTTGCCATCTCGAAGGCCCTGGCCGGCGGCGCCGTGGTGCTCTACAAGGGGACGGTCACCCCGAACATCACCGTTGCGGTAGGTGTCACCCCCCGCCTGAAGGCGGCCACCAGCGTCACCGAGGACTAATGCCCTTCGGGAACATCACCACGCTGTACCTGCCGGTCGACGCGAACGCCGGGGCGTCACAGTGGGGCACCGACGTCCGCAAGCTCCTGAGCGCCGCCGACGCCGCCAGCAGTGCGACGACGGTGACCGACCACAGCACGGGCGGTGCGGTCATCCGCACCGAGGACCCGTACTCGACGTCGACAGCCGACGGCGTTGAGGCGAACTTCGGGTGGGCGGTGACACCGGCAGACATGGGCGGGGCGACAGGCGCCCGCCGATACTTCCCGGCCGGGAACCACGTCGCCACGATCCGAATGGGGCACAACGGGGCGTTGGCGGTCGACGGGACCCTGACGATGTTCGTCTACCGGGTGGGTGTCGGTCCGGGTCGGGCACGGACCCTTCTCGGCTCCGGTTCCGCCACGGCGTCGTTCCCGGTCACCTCCGGGCAGGTGACGTTCACGGTCACGGTGGCGCTGCCCGAGGTGGTGTTCGAGCCTGATGAGACGATCCAGTACGGCTACGAGTTGAACAGTGCGGGTGTCGTCCTCACCGGCCGGACCTGCACGCTGTTCACGGGCACAACGTCGGCGGTGGCGTCGAGGGTTGTGACGCCCGGGCTGCGGGTGCTTGCCGACACGACCGGGGCCGCCGCGGCGGTCGCCGCCGTCGATGGTGTGTCCGGCAAGGTGCTGGGCACGGCCGGGGCGTCAGCCGGTGTCGGCACGGTCAGTGGTGCCATGTCGTCACGGTGGGACACCACTGGCGTCTCGTCTGCTGCTGCGACCGTGACAGGCTCGGGAGGGTCTGTGGCCACGACCACCGGCGAGGTGGTGGCGGCGGCCACGGTGAGCGGTGCCATGTCGTCCCGGTGGGATGCGACCGGGACCGCTGCGGGAGCGGGGGTCGTGGACGGCGCGGGAAGTGCGAGAGCCGACATGACGGGTACTGCTACCGGGGCGGCCACCGTGGATGGTGCGATGTCCTCTCGGTGGGACGCCATTGGTAGCTCGGCTGGGGCGGCCACCGTGACCGCCACGGCAAGCTCGGTGGCGGGGGCGGTCGGCGCCGCCGTGGGGGCGGCCACGGTCCAGGGGCAGTCGTCTGTCGTGCTCGGCACCGTTGGCACGGTCGCCGTCGGCACGGGCGGCGGCGAGACGATCGTTGTGAAGAAGCCCGTCTACATGTTCGGTGGTGGCTGATGGCCGGCTGGGCGGTCGTCTCCCACTGGCTGGCCGGGTGGGGTGCCGCCCCGTTCCCTGACCTGGCCGGGACCGCCACAGTGTCCACGTTCACCGCCGCCGCCGCCAGCTCGACGCACCCGTCCGCGGCCACCGTTCCGGGCACCGCCGGTGCGGCGGCCGTTCCCGTGTTCGCCGGGGCAGCCGCCGGCGGCACCGTCCCGTCCGGGGCCCGTGTCCCCGGTCTGACCGCCAAAACCTCGACCTCAGGAGTGCACCTATGACCGACCTGTACGTCGACCAGTCCGACGATGAGTTCCCGACCGTCGGGCCGATCATCACCGCCGACGGCTCCTACCTGGCCGTCACCACCCACACCACCACCCTCGTTGTCAAAGACTCCAAAACGGCCGACGACGCGTCCGGCATCACGTACGTCGGCACCTGGTCCGGGTCTGACGCTGCCGGCTGGGTCGCCCGGTTCGTCGTCCCCAAAGCTGACATTGCCGTCCTCGGTGTCCGCTGGTACCGGTGCCGGGTTGTTGACCCCGCCGGCCTTGTGCAGACGGCGTCGGCCGGCCGGTTCATTGTTGACACCGGGCGAGGCGGCGGCGGGCAGACGCCGGTCAGCCCGTCAGCGTTGGCTCTCGGGTTGGCCGGCTTCCAAGCGCAGCTCGACGCCCTCGGCGGTCTTGTCACCGGCGGCCCCGCATCGCAGAACGCACTCGTCTACGCCACAGGAGGACCCGCATGACCATCATTCAGCGCCGCCAGGAACGGAACGACACGGCCGCCGCGTGGACCGCGGCGAACCCGGTGCTCGCCGCCGCCGAGATCGGTGTGGAGACGGACACCCTCAAGTTCAAGCTTGGCAACGGGGTGCTGACGTGGGCGGCGCTGGCGTACGCCGGGTTCGTCGCTGACGGGTCGATCACCCCGGCGAAACTGTCGTTCGACCCGGCCACCCAAACCGAGCTTGACGCTGTGGTGGCCGCACAGTCCGCCACCTATGTGCAGAAGGCCAGCAACCTCAGCGACCTCGCCAACGCCACCACGGCCCGCACCAACCTGGGCGCCGCGTCCGCCACGGGCCTGACCGCTGCTGCCAACCGTGCCCTCCGGGCGCTCCGCAGAGCCACGGCCCTTCTCACGGCCGCCCCGGTCACGAACCGCTCAACCTGGTACCCGCAGCAGTCCTCCGGGGCGGTCCTCAACGCCAACTTCCGCACCCGCCGCACCGTGATCGCCGCCGCCTCCGACCTGCGAGTCGTGTTCGCCAACGCCTACAACAACGAGACGGTCGCCCCCGTTGACAACATCACGGTGCGGGCCGCCATCGAACTACCCGACGCCACCCGTCACGCCGTGTTCTTCGCCGGGAAGCGGGACGTGACGATCGAACCGAACGGCGTTGTCGTCTCCGACCCGGTCGCCGTTGACGTGAACACCGGGGACATCATCTGGACTCGCACCTACGTGACCGTCGCCTCGGGCGGCAAGTTCCCCACCGGCGACTCGGTCGCCTACGGCGGAGAGGGCGGCGACGCTGCCACGAACGCCGTTGACCAGACGCTCGTCGGGACCATCTCGACCGCCTCCGTCAATCTGTTCGGACCGATCGCCGTCCTCGGCCTCCCGACGGTCGAGGCGCCCGTCGTTGTCGGTGTCGGGGACAGCATCGTGTTCGGCCAGGGTGACGCCCCCGCATCGGGAGCAGTCGCCGCCGGCAAGGGGTTCTTCGAGCGGGCACTGAACAACCTGTTCCCGTTCCTGAAGATCGCCGTCTCCGGTGAGAACGCCGCAGCCTTCGTCCTCCAATCCGGCCACAAGACCAGGCTGGCGCTGACTACCGGCTCCACCCACGCCCTGATGAACTACGGCATCAACGACCTGACCGCCGGGAACAGCACCGCCACCGTCCAGGCGAACATCCTCAGTATCGCCACGAAGTTGGCCGCTCGGGGCATCCTCGTTTACCAGACGACGATCACGCCGAGAAGCACCAGCACCGACGGGTTCATCACCGAGGCAGCACAGACGCCGAACGCCAACGTCCAAGCGAACCGGCCGGCGCTGAACGCCTGGCTGCGAGCCGGCGCACCCGTCGACCCGACCACGAAGGCTGCGGTCGCTATCGGCACGGCCGGCGCTCTCCTCGCCACCGTCTACACCACGACCGGGGCGGTCGCCCAGGCGGCCAGCGGGACCGGGCACCCGTTCACGGGCATCCTCGACACCGCCGGCACCGTGGAAGGTGCGGTCGCCGGGACGTGGAAGCAGGACCCCGCCCCGAGGGTCGTCACCGATGGGACGACGAACGCCGGGACGCTCATCACCAGCGCCACCGCCAACTTCACGGCGGCCGACATCGGCAAGGCCGTGTCGATCCCCGGAGCCGGTGCGGCGGGCGCCACCTACTACGGGGCCATCTATCAGCGAGACAGCGCCACCGACGCCAGAGTGAGCCCGGTGACCTCGGCCAGCCTCACCGGCCGCACCATCACCATCGCCACGATTCAGAGCAGCGACGGGACCCACCCGGTCGATGTCGGCTACGTCAACATGGCCGCCGCCGTCCCGGCGTCCACCATCTTCGTGCTGCCCTAGCCGCCGCCCATAACGTCTGGCTAAGTGTGCGCCCCCGGCTTCGGCCGGGGGCGCTTCTTCGCGTCCCGGGTCAGGCGGCGTCGAGCCAGCGTCGGCCGTTGACCGCGGCCCGCAGGCGTTCCACGTCCATCCCCACCGACTCAGAGGCCGACGCAGCCGACCGCCGCCGTAGCGTCCCCGGTAGCCCAGGCGGTGTAGCAGGCCGTCGTCGTCGGCGAGGCATGGCCGAGCAGCTCCTGGGTGAGCCGCAGGTCCCGGGTCGCCCGGTAGACCCTCGTCGCGAACCAGTGGCGGAGCTGGTGGCCCGTCGCATCGATCCCCTGATCGTGGAGGTGGCGGCGGACCAGGATCGACACCTCGGCCGGCGACAGCGGCTCGAGGCTGTCCGGCCGGCGGAACAGGAAGCCGCGGTGGGGGAGCGGGCCCAAGGCGCTGAGCACGAGCGGGTGCAGCGGGATCATCCGGTCCTTCGCTCCTTTGCCGTGCACGAGGATCATCGGGGCGTCGGCGGTGTCGATGACGTCGTTGGCGTGGAGGCGGCTGATCTCGCAGCACCGCAGGCCCATGTGGCTGGCGAGGAGGAGCATGGCCCGGAGCCGGTGGTCTGCGGCGCCGATGGCGGCGGTCAGGTTGTCGTCGCTGATCGGCCGCGGCAGCAGGCGGGGGAGGCGGGGTCGGTCGATGCGGGCCGTCGGGTCGGCCGTGAAGTGGTCGCGGCGCATCCCCCACCGGTAGAAGCAGGACAGGTGGCTGAGCCACGTGTACCGGGTGCGGACGCAGATGGAGCGGCTGGCGAGGAACCGCTCGACGTCGTCGGCGTCCGCTGCCCCGAGGGGACGGTCGAGCCAGGTGGCGAAGCAGTGGAGGCGGACGGTGCGCATCTCGGTGGTGGTGGGCTGCAGCCCACGGTGGGTGCTGTCTGTGGCGTAGGTGGCGATGAGCCTGTGGTTGTTCACGGTGCGCACCTTGTCAGCGGCCGGGCGAATCAGGCGGCGACGGGCGTGGCGTGCTCCGCGAAGCATCTACTTCTAGACGGGCCCTTCCTCCTGCCCGTGGAGACCAGCTCTCGCACCATCGAGAGCGCCTTCTCGCCCACCTCGGACAGGTCGGCCACGTCCGTGCCGTAGGCCTTGGCCAGGGCAGCCAAGAGGACCGGGTCTGCCTTCTCCTCTGGCGTGACGCCAGCCTCGAGGCGGCGGATCACGTCGTAGCCGACCCACTCAGCCTCCGGCAGCCAGACACGGACGCGGTAGGCCGCTTCGACCAGGGAGAGGCCGGCGGCCTTCCTGGCACATCTCATGCGCTCGGCGAAGTTCATGACACGCATAGTGCCACGCATCGTGCGTGGTGTCCATACAGGGTCCGGTATGTCTGGTGCCGCCACGTCCAAACTCATGCTTGACACCATGGAGAATCAATGGTGTAGTACCACCCGTGCCCCGAACAGCGTCCTACCCGCTCATCGACCGGCTGCTCGACGGACAACTCGAGGACGCCCTGCGCCAGCGCCGAACGGACGGCCAGTCCTTCGCTGACATCGCCCGATGGTTGCTCACCGAGCACCAGCTGACCCTCTCCACCGACACCGTCCGGCGCTGGTGCATCGACCTCGCCATCGAGAAGGCGGCATGAGCGCCGCCGACCTCGCCGGCAGGGGATTCGAGGAGCGTCACGTCCCAATGTTCTGGGCCAAGGTCGACCAGTCCGGCATGTGCTGGGAGTGGCGGGGCGGCCGCGACGAGAGAGGATACGGCCGATTCAAGATGGGGCCACGCAGTGCCACGAGGGCCATCAGGGCGCATCGAGTCGCATGGGTGCTGAAGCACGGTCCCGTGCCCGACGGCCTCGAGCTTGACCACGTTTGCCGTAACCGTGCTTGTGTCCGGCCGTCTCATTTGGAGCCGGTCACTCACGCGGAGAACGTTCGCCGGGGGATCGTGTCCGAGGTCTCGGGGCGGCTGGCGAGGATGCGAACGCACTGCAAGCGAGGGCACCCCTTCGACGTGGCGAACACTTACATGGCGCCGGGCGGCCGGAACTGCCGAGCGTGCCATCGGATGCGAGAGGCGGAGCGCCGGTACCTGCTGCGAGGCCTGACGCACACCGAAGCGGTCGACGCTTACACGGCCGACCAGGTGTCGGCATGACCGCTCTCGCCCACGACTTGGCCGTCTGCGCCGCCGCGTTCGCTGCCGGCGGGACCGCCGGTCTGCTCATCATGCACGTTTGGGGTGTCGGGTGACGGGCGACCAGATGGCCGCCGCCCTCCTCGTCGCCCTCATCCTCTCGTTGGCCCTCTATGCGGTGGCGGTCAGCCGCCGGTGACCCGTCTCCTCGTGACCGCCGCCGCCGTGTGGATCGTCTGTTCCGTCGTCTTCGCCGCCGTCTGGTCGCTGACGTTCGGCCAGCTCCCGAAGGACGGCGACCGGTGACGGCCGCCACCGCCATCCTCATCTGCTCCTTCGGTGCTGTCCTCGGCTGGATCGCCTGCCAGTTCGAGACTGCTGCCGCCGCCGAACGGTGGGCGGAGAAGCCGCCCGCCCCGCCCCGCTCCCACTGCCGGCTGGTTCACCCGACCGCCCTGTTCGACCAGTTCCAAGATCCCACCGGTGGCCCGTTCACCGCCGGTGGTGGCGGTGTCCCGGACGGAACTGTGCCCCCCCGCACGGCGTCCTCCGGCGCTGCCCGTGGCCCGGGAGGCGCCCTCCTTGACGCCTCCCGGGCTGCACCAACTCTCACCCGACCGTCCGACCGTTAGGAGCACCCGTGGACATGCCCACAACTTCGGCGACCCCGCCGACAACCGACGTGTACCTGCCGCCCAACTACGTGCTGGTGCAGCGAAACGATCGTGGCCCGCTTCCCGTGGTCGGCATCCCCATCAGCACGATGGCCGAGGCGAAGTGGGGCGCCATCCTCCGCAACCGGACCCGACCGGACCCGCTCGTCTGGTGGGTCGTCGCTGACGCCGCCGGCCGACCGTTGGACCCTCAGCCGTGACCGACAACCAGCTCGAGGCGAACGTGCTGGTCCTCCGCACCTGCAACCCCGACATGACCTCCCACCGAGGGTTCCGCTGGCCGGAGTCGGGGCCGGTCGCCTGCACCGACTGGTCGGCTGAGCCGTCGTGCGGCGGCGGCCTCCACGGGCTCCTGTGGGGGGAAGGCGACGGGGCCCTCCTCAACTGGAGCGAGGACGCCCGCTGGCTCGTCGTCGAGGTGCCCGCGACGTCGCTTGTTGACCTGGCCGGCAAGGTCAAGTTCCCGGCCGGTGTCGTCGTCCACTGCGGCGACCGCATGTCGTCTACCGAGTTCTTGGCGGCGAACGGTGCGCCCGGGCGGGCAGTCACCGGGGGCACGGCCACGGCCGGCGACGAGGGCACGGCCACGGCCGGCGACAGGGGCACGGCCACGGCCGGCGACATGGGCACGGCCACGGCCGGCGACATGGGCACGGCCACGGCCGGCTACGAGGGCACGGCCACGGCCGGCTACGAGGGCACGGCCACGGCCGGCGACAGGGGCACGGCCACGGCCGGCGACATGGGCACGGCCACGGCCGGCGACAGGGGCACGGCCACGGCCGGCGACATGGGCACGGCCACGGCCGGCGACATGGGCACGGCCACGGCCGGCGACAGGGGCACGGCCACGGCCGGCTACGAGGGCACGGCCACGGCCGGCTACGAGGGCACGGCCACGGCCGGCTACGAGGGCACGGC